TTTTATGCGGATTTTTTCCAGTTGTAAGCATATCATTGCACAGCTATCAGGCATTCCACTCTCCAAAACTAACAGCGAAGATGTAGACACGCGAGCAGAGGACCATGCCTACGATGCGTTGCGATATATGGTTATGACGCGAACATCTGGTTATCAATCTATACATAAAACGCTTCAGGGGATAAAGGACCAGACCTTTAAGCCCTATGATGCTACCTTTGGATATTAACCTATGGCAAACGACGATATAAAGTTTGTAAAAGAAAATAGTCTTGCTAGTAAGCCCATAACAGAAGCCGACTTAGATAAACCTTTTATTGTTATTGGGTTTATGAAAAATGAAAAAGGGTCTGGTGGCAAGCAAACAAAGGGTAATATTCAAGAAATAAGAAAGCGTGGCGATGTCTATGATATTTATCAAGGCGATGAGTTAAGACCTTCTAGTAGAGGCGTTTCGAAAGAAGAAATCTTACGGCTATATAGCCAAGAAGCTACAGCAGGCTATATGTATAAAGCTACATCTAAGCAAGACCCAAAACTTGCTAAGTGGATTAATGTAGACGACGAAGACATTTATATTAATCGTCTAACAGATGAAGACCCTCTTAGTCCTCTTAAATTTAAAGGCGAATCAAAGAAACCCGTGGCAGACATAGATTACAAAGCTAAAATAAAAGACGGCAGCATCACAGTTCGTGAAGCCTTTGAAGCCGTTCTATCTAAAAATTTAAGCAAAAGCAAAAAAGACACTATAGGTCCCTTATTTAAAGCTTTGCCTGATGAGGGCGTAGATTTAGATGCACCTTATTTTGAAGTATATAATACAAGAAAATTTGCAGAAGCAATGGACTACACTACAAATACTAGCGGTGTCCACAGGTACAAAGAGTTTGGTTCTTTTGAAACCGAACTAGACGGTTTAATAGGGGATACAAGACGATACAAACGTCTTAGTGATTCCAATAAAGCAAAAGGAATAGCTTCTACAGAATTTAGCCTTACAGGTACACAACTTCGTAATGCAGACCCTATGAGAGCAACTGTTCCTAGCGAAGCTCTAGATAAAATTTACAACGACGCTCTATTTCCTGTCGGTTCATCTGAAGTAGATACCAAGCGCGGATTAGATAGACCTACTATTATTGACCCAGAAGCTCGTGATTATTTACTATATGAAAAGTATACAGGCCAACGCGCACAAAGCAACATTGGTGCTGACGGTTTAAAAATCTCAGATTTTAACTTTTTTACAGATGAGAATAATAATACTGTAGTAGAAGTAGCTTCTAAAAAAGTAGGCAATAAAACTCGGCCTGAAGTAACCTATACTGGAGAGTTTGCAGAGTTTTTAAGAAATAAAGTGGAACGTGCAAAAGAAAGCCTGCCTCCCGATGCTGACCTTTCAAAAGTAAATCTTTTTCAAACTACTCCTGCAGCAGTCACTAAACTATGGGACTCCGCAATTCGTCCAGCTTTAGAAAAAGATTGGAAAAATGCACTTCCTGCTAAAAAAGGTGGTTCCCATTCTACTGTTAGAAAAATACTTGCACGACAGCTAGTCGCAGAGTTTAAATTTCCTCGTGATGCTGTAAAAGCGTGGATGGGACATGCGGGAGCAGGGGTAGATGCAGCAGGAGATATACTAGACGATAACTATATAGGAACAGTTCCTGACGAACGTATCGGCGGTATGACAAACGCACTTGTTCAAACCGATGCGTTTAACACTAAAGCAAATAACGTTAACACTATGTTTGTTAATCGAGGTGCGGGATACTCCCAAGAGGTTCTTTTTGAAACCCCTACTAAAAAACCTATGGGAAATAATCCAGACATAAATTTTGCAGGGTTCAAGGGTTTAGGACGAGACCCTACGCTCGGAGAATTAGAAGAAATATCTGCTTTGGCTTCTTCCCGTGCTGTCGAAACAGAGATTCTTACGGAAGGCCGTAGACAATATTTGAGTAAACTTCAAAGCGAACGCCGCACCGCTACACCTAAACCAATGATTCCTGAACCGTTCGAGCCGGGAGAAGCAGTCTCATCATCCCTACAAAATGCCCTTCAAGATAATGGATTCACTGTAGATGACTTGGATGGTATCTATGATAGTTTGGTTAAAAGAGCAGAGCCTGTTGTTAAGGCTGTCGGAACGGCTATAGAAACAGTTGAAAAGATTCCGGGTGCTAAGAAAGCACTTGTTGCAGCTACAGTTGCTTCTGGATATCAAGCCGGTAAAGCCAAAGCAGAGGAACTGGGTCTTCCATCGGTCGCACAAGAAGCTGCGGGTGTGGTCAGCGGAGCAAGTGAGCTAACCCCGTTTGCTCTTAGTGACATAGCAGACACCTTTAGTGGTTTTGGTGTAGCAGCTACAGAAGAACAAAAGCGAATTGACGAACTACGCCGTCGTGGACAAACTTACGCTGCAAATAGAGTTGCTATAGAAGACGCAGGTATGGATACGGAGCCAGATACGCGGCTTCCTGCAACCCGTCGTCAGCAACAAGCTGATAGAATTGCTCGTGAAGATACGGGATTTATCCCAGAACCGGACAGGGTTCCTGAAGCCGCCCCTGTTGAAGAACAAGGCTTTTTATCTAGATAAGGAGAGTACCATGGATAAGATGGGTGCCGCTTACATTATGAACTCCGACAAAACATCTGTTGATGACCAAGGTGGTGCAGCCAAGCTGTATCGTGAGGGTCTTGAGTTCAACACAATGGCAAAGCAAGGCGTTCTTACTGAGGACATGCCAAAGAAGATGACTAAAACGGCAGTGGACCCCTCAGTTATGAAAATGGCTGAAGAACGCGACTACTAAAATCAGATGTCAGAAGATAACTTTCTCCAACCAGCCGACGACACTACTATTTCGGTTCACGCCCCAGAAGAGCAAATGCCGGGGCTGGCTGCGTATGTAAAGTCACGGTTCGAAGATGCTGAGAACGGGCGATACGCCCACGAACAGCGTTGGCTTCAAGCCTACAAGAACTTCAGGGGTATCTACGATTCAACGACCCAATACCGTGATTCAGAACGGTCGAAGGTCTTTGTTCGTATTACCAAGACAAAGGTTCTTGCAGCGTTTGGTCAAATCATCGACATCCTGTTCGCAAACAAGAAGTTTCCCCTTGTTGTGGAAGCCACTCCCGTACCAGAAGGTATCGCGGAGTTTGCTCACATGGAAACCCCCTTGGACCAGATGCAATCCCAAGACCCTTATGGGTTTCCGGGAGATGGTCGCGAACTGGCTCCGGGTGCATTGCAAGCAAAACCGGGTGGCGACTTTCTAGGTGGCCTTCAAAGAAAATACGAAGGTATTCCCTTGGCAGAGGGTCCGGCACGGATGGGCGAACCCCAGATTAGCCCCGCCCAAGAAGCAGCCCTTCGGATGGAAAAAGTTATTCACGACCAGTTAACCGACACGAACGCAGTCAACGTTATGCGTAACGCTGTGTTTGAATCAGCCCTTTTGGGTACGGGTATCGTAAAAGGTCCCTTTAATTTCTATAAGCGTGTTCACAAATGGGAACGCGACGAAAACGGCGAACGCTTTTACAACCCAGAAGAAAAGACCGTTCCACGGATTGAAATGGTATCTGTGTGGGATTTCCACCCTGACCCATCTGCTACTAGCATCGAAGACTGTGAATATGTTATTCAACGTCACCGCATGAACCGCCAACAGCTTCGTGCGCTCATAAAGCGTCCTCATTTTATTTCAGAGGCTGTTGAAGAGTGTCTTGCCAAAGGTCCTAATTACGAGGACAAGTATTACGAAGACACTATTCGCGAAGACGAAACCGAACCCTATTATCAGGGTAACCGTTACGAGGTTCTAGAGTACTGGGGTGTCTTGGATTCCAAGATGGCCCACGAAGCAGGTCTTCCTGAAGCTGACGAGATGTCAGAGTTCGACGAACTGCAAGTTAATGTCTGGGTTTGTGGCAACATGGTTATCCGCTGTGTCTTGAACCCGTTCACACCAGCCCGCATTCCATTCCAAGTGTTCCCTTACGAAGTCAACCCATACCAGCTTTGGGGTGTTGGCGTAGCAGAGAACATGGAAGATGCTCAGAAGTTGATGAACGGACATGTTCGCATGGCTATCGACAACTTGGCTCTTGCTGGCAACCTTGTGTTTGACGTGGATGAAGCCAGCCCC